ACGACCAGTTGATCGGCGGTTATTCCTACGGCCTATTCAGTGCCCGCAAGCGCGTTACGAACTTCGCTCCGGATGAAGTTTTGCACATGAAATACCCAAGCATCCGCAATGCGTATTACGGAATGGGCAAGGTTGAGGCCTGTTGGGAAGTGCTTGGCTTGCAGCATTCGCAGCGCAAGGCTTACAAGGCGATTTTCGATAATGGAATGAATCCGGGCATGATTGTTGGAATGGAGGGATTGGAAACTGATGCGCAGGCTCGTGAAGCAACGGATCGCATGAATACGGTTTTCCGTGGCGTCCGCAATGCCGGCAAGATTTTCGCTGTTGGCGCAAAGACCACGGTTACTCCGATTGCCATTCCTCCGAAGGATATTTCGCAGAATGAGAGCGTTTTGGAAGAGATTTCCGGCGTATTCGGATATCCGATTACGATGCTGTTGAGCAAGGCTCAAGGCAAGGCGAATGCTGAAAGCGGTGAGGCGACATGGCTGAAACACACGATTGATCCGATGCTGCGGATTGACGAGCAATTCTTGAATCATTCGCTCTTGCCGATGTTTGGCGATGAAGTGGCGGAGAATTGCTGCCTTGCATATGATTCGCCGGTTGACGAAGAAACATACGAAGAGGCGGAAAGCCTGTCGTTGCTGGTGAGCGGCGGTATCATAACTCCGAACGAAGCCCGCGAGGATTTGGGAATGATCGGAATTGAAGGCGGCGATGAACTGCGCGTACAGGAACAGAAACCAACGGATAAGAAAGGCGGGAAGCAAGATGGCAATGAAGATTAAAAACCTGACCGTGAGCCAAGGCGAAACTGATCGCATGTTCACTTGCGTTATGTCGAAGCAGGTAACAGATCGTGATGGCGAAGTTGTGCTGTTGGATGGCATGGATACTGCGAATTTCAACGCAAACCCCGTTGTTCTGTTCGTGCATAATTCGCATTCGGTGCCGGTTGGCAAGGCATTGAGCGTTGCCAAGGAAGGAGATGAATTGATCGGTAAATGTGAATTCACGGTGCGCCCGGAATCGCATCCTGCGGAGGAAGAATGGTTGCCCGACACATTGGCGCACATGGTGAAGGAAAAATGCCTCAATGCCGTGAGCATTGGTTTTATGGTGAAGGAAATTCGCCCGGCCACGGATGCTGATATCAAGGCATACGGCGCAGGAACGCGGTATGTGATTACGAAAAGCGAATTGTGGGAATTGTCGGTTGTTCCGGTGCCATGCAACCGTGATGCACTTATTAAGATGAAGGGCATGAAGAGCGCGGCAATCATCGAGATTACGGAAGATGCACCTTCCGTAGTTGCTAAGAAACACACGGTGTATATCGTCAAGAAAAAAGGCGTTGACACTGACGAAGCGGCCCGCATTGCCATCGTTCGCGTGAAAGGCGGCCTCTATGTGTGATCGCCGCGCCGAAGTCCTGATTAATGCAATGCCGACACCAACAACGCACTTGTTGGAGATTGATGCATTGCGAAAGATTTTTTGGGAATACGGTCGTCAGGTCATGCATGGGGATGTATCGGAGTCGATGGTTAAAGAAATGAGATGCCGAATAAGTAAAATTTGTGCTCAACTCGATTTCTTCGATAAAAAAGCACTAATTCAAGAAGAAACGGTTGTAATTCTGGCAAAAAACGCGCCTGATTTGCCACTTGAACCGCATGAATTTAAAAAAGCATAAGCACGAAAAAAAACAAGTCGCTAAGATAACTTTCAAGTAGCAAACACACACACAAGGAAAAGCCCCATGGAAAAGATGCTCATCAAAGATTTCGTTGCCAAGGTCAAGACCCTGATTGAAGCCGGCATGACTGGCGCACAGGCCAAGGACGCGGTTGTCAAACAACTCGAAAAGAAGGGCTACACCGGCTCATTCATCTTGAAAGAAGATGGCGAAACGGTTGGCCATGCCGATGTTGATTTCAAAGAATTGGAGGAAGAAGAATCGAAGGAGGACAGCAAGGCTTTCGCCAAGTCTCTCGCCGCTGAAATGACCAAGGGCTTTGAGAAGTTGGGCAAGTCCCTGACTGTCCCCGCCACCCCCCGCGATGAAAAGGAAGCCTCTCTCGGTGGCTTCAAGGATATCAGCGAGTTCTACTCCAAGGCGTTCACCGCCTTTAAGGGTGGCTCGATGGATGCCCGCTTGAAAGCCTCGGCCACTACCGCCATGGGCGAAGATGTTGGCGAGAGCGGCGGTTTCGCTCTGCCTCGCCAGATGTCGGAAGAAATCCTGCGCTACATGGGCTTGAACGGCCCGAATCTGCTCTCCCGCACCATGAACATCCCGCTGACTGGCGGTAACAGTTTCAGCATCCCGATGAGCCAAGACACCCCGTGGGGTGGCGGCATCCAAGCCAAGTGGCAGGCGGAACTGATCGCCGCGAACCAGACCAAGCCCAACATGAACCTGTTGGAGTTGAAACTCAATGCATTGCAGGCCTTGGTGCCGGTTGGTGACGATGTGCTGGCTGATGCCCCCAAGATTGGCAACTTCGTGAGCCAGATGGCCGCCGAAGCATTGGAATGGCGCGTGAATCAGTCCCTGTTCACTGGTTCCGGCGTTGGCCAGCCGCAAGGCATCCTGAACTCCGGCGCACTGGTGACTGTCGCAGCGCAGTCCGGTCAGGCTTCGCAGACCATCAACTACAGCAACTTGACCGACATGTACACCGCGCACATTGCGCCGGAAAACGCCGCTTGGTTCGTTACCCCCAAGGGTGCCGGCCAGTTGTTGAAGATGACCATGCCCGGCAACCAGATTCCTGCGGCCACCTCGCTGCTGACCGGTTATTCGGCCAAACCGCTGCCCAGCATTTACACGCTGCCCATCGTTCAGATGCGCGCTTGCTCGAAACTCGGCCAAGTCGGTGACATTGTGCTGGCTGACTTCAGCAAGTACATGACCATCAGCAAGGACATGCAGGCTGCGGTTTCGATCCACCTGTTCTTCGATGCCGCCACCTCGGCCTTCCGCTTCCGCATGCGCCTTGACGGCAAGACCATGTGGAGCAAGCCGATCACCGACCCGAACGACAAGACTTTCCAACAGTCGCACTTCGTTGCGCTCGCGGCCCGTCCGTAAGTCTGAACTGAAACAGGTGGTGCATCCTTGAAGACGCACAATTCCCGATCAACAAACACTTCCAAAAGGAAACCAAACGATGCGCCCCCCCATTTCTGAAAATCTGTCCGTCAAGGCCGTGATTGCGCCGATTTCCGGCACCGCCGCTACCCGCTACTCGTCTTTTGCGCAGGTGAAATCCACCCTGACGCTGCTCGCCATCCTTTCGGTTGGTGTGGTCGGTTCCAGCGGCACGATTGATATTGCCATCGAGCAGGCCGCTCTGAATAAGACCGCTTCCGGCGTGGTGACGACTGCCCCCGCCACCGCTGCGGATACCGCGCTGATTGTGAGCGGTGGAACCTATGTCACGAACGACTGGGTTTCCCCCGATGGCGGCGTGTCGTGGGTTCGCGTGACCTCTGGTTTGGTCGGTGCCGGTTCTCTAGCCGTAACCGCCATCCCGTTTAATGTGGCATCCGGTGCCGCCATCCTCGCGGTTGGCAATTCCTCGGTGGTCGCCACCCTGTCCAGCGGCCCCAATGGGTTCGTGGTTCCTGAAGCCCCCGCCACCAGCGTCCCGGCCATTGCGACCGCCCCCGGCACCTACATGCTGGATGTGCGCGGGATTGACCTTAACGGCAACAACCCCAGCCTTCCCGGTGATGGCACCTCCGCTGGCAATAACCCGGCTTACTTCGCCCGCATCAAAATCGTTACCGCCGTTGCGACCTCGCAGATTGCCGGTCTGCTACTTTCAGATGACCGCGTGAAACCGGCCTATCTGAATGACGATGTGGCGGCTGGCACCGTTGCTCGCGTGTTCGCCTAAGATACGCTGCGGGGCACAAACTCACAAAATCGAACCCGCAAAAATGGGGCTGGCCTTAACCGGCTGGCCCTTTTTCTTTAGAATGCAAACATGGCACAACTCACCACCCTAGCCGCAGTCAAAGCCGCCATTGGCACCACCACGGCCACGGATGCGCAAATAACCAACCTGATTGCCAGCGCATCGGCGCGAATTGAACTTTGGCTCAACCGAAAATTCGATGTGGGCGATTGGATCGAATGGCACGATGGCGGATATTTCGTCAATGCCCGCCATGCCCCGGTCAATAGCATCTACCGCTGCGGGTATTGCGATGGGACCTACTTCAATGTCCAGTACACCGGAACCGACCCGGTTGCGCGGGTGGATGTCACGGCTGGCCTGAACGGCACGGTTGGCACTCTGCGCTTGCAGAGTATTGCCCAGCCTTACGCGGTGACGACCAACACCATTGCGCTTACAGGGACGCTACAAGACCTCATTACGTCCATCTCCGCCGTATCTGGATGGTCGGCATCATTCAATGGTGAGCCGCTGCTAGGCAAGGCTTCTTGGGTGCCTGCGCTAGCCGGCGTGGATGCCACGGTTTCGCAAGATAACAGCCAGGGACCTGCGGCTGTTCCAGTAGCCTATGGAGAGATTCAGATTCAGCGCGTGGAGGTTGAATCGGGAAGCATCCATGTTGTCAATGATGGAATTTCGTATATTTCTACCTCATTCGGCGGCGTAGGTAGCGGAAATGGGTTTGGTGCTGGTGGTGGATTCGCAGGCTTTGGTTCAAATGGCGGCGATGGAAACCATTGGGGAAATACGACCGGGAATGTTCCAAAGACTTTTCAAGGCGTGGTGCTGGATTACAACGGGGGCCCGCTGACGATTCCAGCCGATGTTTCGCAAGCATGCATTGACATGGTTCAGTATTTGATTCTGAACGGCCAGAATTCGTCCCAGTTGCTCGGCGGTGAGTCGGTCGGAGGATATTCTTATACCACGGCTTCCGGTGCTTCTGGTGGCAAGGGTGGGCCTGTTGGTGGGCCTGCTGGCGTGTTGGCCGGTTTGGATGCGCTCATGAAAGACCGGCTGGCTGGTTGGGCGCGTATGGCATTGCCTTGCTAAAGGAAAATCATGGTTCCAACTCCACGCATGCTGAACTCGACAATTTCAACCTTCCGCAAGGTCTTCACGACTGACGGTAACGGTTCTTCCACATGGACGGATAACACCGCCATATTGGTAGGTGTTGCGGCCAGTGTCCAGCCGCAGCCAACGCAGGAGGGATTCCAAGCAGGCTCTTTGACGAAGGTAAAGGTTTGGGATGTGTATATTCTACCCGGTCAGGATGTGAAGCCAGGCGATGTAATGAATGATCCTGACGGCAGCGGAACCAAGTGCGAGATTCTTTCCTTCCAAGATTTGTCCGGTCGCATCATGTGCGGACATCTTGTCGCTTCACTCGTTCAAACGGTCACTGTATGAGCGAATTTATCAGCAATGTCCCTGAATTGGAAGCGATGCTCGCCGAAGCAACGATTTATGCCGTGGATGCAGCCGCTTGTGTCTACCGTGATGGCATCAAGGCCAGCATTTCCGGCCCAAGCCCGTCATCTCCGGGAAATCCTCCCGGTTTGCGTTCTGGAAGGCTGCGTGACAGCATTTCAAACGATGTTGAGCAGGTTGGTTGGGATGCCTTGGCTTGCGTTGGCATGGATATGTCCGTTGGTGGAATTGGACGCACTCCGCCTTGGCTCTATGGTATTTACTTAGAGAATGGCGCATCCGCAGGCCGTCCGCGTGCTTTCAAACTTCCAAACGGTCAATGGCGCATGCGTAAAAACCCTATGCTTCCGCGTCCATTCATGAAACCAGCCTATTATGACCAAGGCCATGCGCAACTTGCGCTAATCAAGGCATCCGAGGCATTCAAACAGGTACTTGACAAATGATTACTTCCGCACAATTGACTGACGCCATTCACGCAATACTCACCGCAGGAAGCACGGGTACTTCTGGCATTGGGATTTACACGCTTTGGAATCCAGACACGACACAATGTCCAGCCGTGACGATTGGGCCTCCCGCAAAGGGCCCATCCATGCTTGTATTTGGTGATGCAAGTTCACCCGGTTCTATAGGTGGCGGAAATGGGTCGGATGATTATGCTCCTTTCAAGGTAAAGATTGAAACCTACGAAGTGAGGAAATTGGGTGCGACCGCTGCACAGACGGTTCACCAAAAAGTAATCAACGACCTTCAAAATGTCCTGATCGACAATTACTTCATCAGCATCGAAGAAACTGAGGGCCCTACCGGATCGAATCAGGCAACGGGTCAGTATTTTCACTCGGTAGTGACCGTTAAAGCAATGCCGGGATGATTTCTGTACAATGGATGAAACACACAAACAAAAGGATATCCCATGGCAGGCTCACTCATTGGCGGTTGCGGCGGCGGCGTTACTCTCCCGGATGGCTTCGTTGCAAAGATGAAGTCATGGGAGGCAACGATTGATGTAAAGGATGTGGATACCACTGGTTTCCCTGATGGTGCTTACTCCAATTGCGAGGCCGTTGGATATTCCTTGTCGGGCTCTGCTGTTGGTTTCTTGACGCAAGGAACCGGAAGTGATCCGACCGTCCCTGATGGTGGTCCGCCGATTCCCACCGCAGCATTCCCCACCGATCTTACAGATTGCAGCGGTTTGGCATCTTTTAGCGGCGCAATGACGCTTACCGCAATCACTGGATGCACCTACACGGGGACTTTCCTGATTACCAAGGTCAAGATTGGCCGTGAAGCGCACAACATTGGAACCGTATCCTATGACTTCAAGAACCAAGGCAAATGGCAAGAAGCATGGGCCTAATTTGATTTTGAACGACCGGACGCTAGAATGCGTCCGGTTTTTCTTTTCCTATTTTTAAGGTGAACAATGTCTGAATCACTCGCAACCGCTACAGCCGCGCCAGTAGTCATCCAAGGCGTTTCTTACCCCATACCGACTATGCGCGACATGGGTGCTATCCAAGCAGCCGTGCCGGGTCTTACGGCACCTGAACGGGCATTGTTCGACAAGTGGAAGGTGATGAAATGGATGGAGAGTTTTGAAGGTGAAAATTTCATGGTTGATTGGTACATGAAAAAGCACAAGGTTG